TCCATCGTGATATATTTCTAGGTCTCCTGAATCCCCAAGTTTTAGTTTTGCACTATCAATAAATCTTGCTTCTTTATTAAAAGTAGTTCTAACTTCCGAGCCATCTAAAAAGAAATAAGTAGCAGTACCTCCTGATCCATCATCTGATTTAAATACAATATCTCCATCGTCTGTGTTGTTGACTATTGTAAGGTTTCCTGTATCATTTGCAATAAAAGTTTCAGTTCCATCGTGTACTATGGAAAAATCATTTGCATTACCAAGAATAAGTTGTTTTGTATCTGCTAAACTTACGTTACCTGCAAAAGTTGCATTTTGTGAACTATCAAGTGTAAGGGCTTGTGAACCACCACTATCTAATCTTAATTGACCTTGTGCATCTATAAATATTTGTTTGCCACTTGCACTATTTATGTTAAGATGCCCGTTAGAATCGTTTGTTATTGTATGGTTTCCATTAAGACTTATATTTTTACTAAAAACATTTACTTCTGCACTTCCATCGAGTCTGAAATATTCAGTCGTGCCACCTGAACCATCATCTGAAAAGAATCTAATATCTTTATCATCTGCATTATTTATTATTTGTAAATCTCCTGTATTGTTGCTTATTTGTGTATTTGTTCCATCGTGCAGGAGGTCAAGGTCATTACTTGAGCCGATTCTTAATATTTTACTATCTGCTAAACTTACATTACCTGCAAATGTTGCGTTTTGTGATGAATCAATATGTAATGCTTCTGTTCTTGAACCTGATGCAGAATTTACAAAAACTTTAACATCTCTTGCCAAAGATGGTGTGCCTGTAAAACCACCAACATTCAAAGTAACAATACTTGAAGCAGTACTTGATGTTATTTCTGCATTTGAACTACCATCCCCATCTATTGTGAGACTACCTGATATTTCTACACCTGCACTTGTTGTTTCAAACTTCTTTGAGTTATCGTGATAAAGCTCTACTGCACCATCTGCAATAAATCTAGCCATATTCTCAGTATTAGCTTGATTAGTAATGTTAATATTATTTGCATTAAGTGATAATTGTCTGTCTAACTTTGAAGATATATGATTTACATTAGTAGTTGAATTATGTACTATTCTAAAGTCAGTTGCTGCACCAAAATCTAAATTTTTATCATCTCCTAATATTACATCTCCTGCAAAGGTTGCGTTTTGTGATGTATCTAAAGTTAAAGCAGTTGTGCTATTTGTGTAAAAAATTAATGGATGATTTGAAAAATTTCCAAAACCTGTATTTGCATCTTGTGCAAATGCTAATAATGTTACACTATTTGTTGTATCAACTAATCTTAAAGTCGGACTAGATGCACTTTCTAAATGCAACAAACTTGATGGCGAAGTTGTACCTATGCCTACTTTACCATCTGAACTAATCCTAAATCTTTCAGTATGATCTGTGCCTGTGCTATCATTTGTTTTAACTATAAATGCGTGGTCTTGTACCGATGGTGTGTCTGCTTCAGGTTTTGCTCCAAACATAACACCATAATTATCTGTCAAAGTTCCACCAACCTGTAACAGCGCTTCTTCCGATGTTGTATCAGTATCGTTAAAAAAACCTGCTATAACACCACTTCCACTTGCATCTACGTGCAAATTAAATTGGGGATTTGTTGTGCCTATGCCTACGGATCCTGAACTGTCAACTCGTACTCTTTCACTTCCATTATTGAAAAATCTTAAAGATCCACCACCATTATTTTTTAAAATACCATCTGTGCTTGATGTTGCAATCTGCATTGAGTTATCAGTTGCTACAAAATCAACAGCAACAGAAGCGTCAGAACTTGTAAATGTAGCGACAGTATCAGTAGTTCCTGAATTTACTGCTAATACTCCTGTAACAGTCGCACCTGTGCTTGTAGTTTCAAACTTTTTATTGCCTGAATGATATAAGTCCACAGAACCACCATCAGTAGCAATAATCATATTAGCACTATCACCAGAATTATTGACAACAAAATCAGTCGCATTTAAAATTAAATGACCAGTACCTACATCTTTAATTCTACTGTGAGAGCCATCGTGAAATATTTCTAGGTCTTGACTAGCACCTAATCTTATTTTTTCGTTATCTCCTAAATCTAAACCATCTGTAACTGCAACTCCTGTAATAGTAATACCTGTGCTTGTAGTTTCAAATTTTTTTGAGTTATCGTGATATAATTCAACACTTCCATCAACAGTTGCTTCAATACAAGTTTCTGAACTTCCATTTTTTATAACTTTAAATTCATTGTCAAAATATACAAGCAAATCTCCCGTACCATTATCTTGGATATATGAGTGATTACCATCGTGGTAGATTTGTAGGTCTCCACCTGTACCAAATTTTAATTTAGTATTATCTGTAAATAGCAAATGGTCCTCGCTTTGATCCCACTTCATATTCCTACCAGATGTATCGCCATAAAATATAACATCTGCACCTGTGCCATCAACACCATAGTCCATACCACCACCTGTAAAAACTGTTGATTTTTGTATTAATATTTTTTCAGCACTTCCATCAAGAGTTAGATACGTTGCAACTCCTCCACTACCATCATCAGATTTGAACACTATGTCCTTATCTGCTTCATCAACCCTTATTTCTAAATTACCTGTTTCGTTCTTTATAAAACTGTCTGTTCCGTCGTGCAGTAGAACTAAATCATTTGCACTACCAAAAACCAATCTTTTGTTGTCAGGAAATTGTGTAAAACCTGTGCTACCATCTAAAAAGAAGTAAGTCTCTACTCCACCACTTTGATTGTCGCTTTGAAAGATTATATCTCCATCATCATTTGTGTTAACTATTGTAAGGTCTCCACTTGCATTTGTGATTGTAGAACCATCTATTGTAATATTATCTACTATAAGGTCTCCTGTTACTTGTACGTTTCCTGTAACATCTAATTCTTTGCCAGATGCAGGACTGCCACCAATACCAACACCTGCCGTAGATAAAAACATAATACTGTTGTTACCATCGCCATCAGTTATTTGTTGAGCAGTAGATGTTAAGACTGTATTAGCACTTGTCTTTAAGAGCCCTACATACGTTACTGATATTTGTGTATTTGTTAATGTTGCCATTGACTTTTAAATATGTTATTAATTTTTCAATATTTTTTTTCTTTACCTTATACTTCATAATACCCAACCATTGAAAAGAGCATCTTTATCAGGATGAATGTCATCATTTGTATTGCTTGTATATTCTGTAAACAAGCTCTGATTAAAACTCATATAATCAATAAATCTTCTTGTATAGTATTCTGCTATATCTCTATGTTTTTCTACTAGGTAATCTACTTCTTCTTTACTTACACTTTCTGCATTTTCTGAAACGTGCTTACTGATACCACCATTTTTTATTTGATATGCTGCAAATGGTAAATAGTCCACCATTGCAAAATGAATAAGCATAGGTTGTATAAAATCATTGACAAGGTTTAAATAATTACCTGTTAAACTACCTGCTATAATATCAGAGCTTATTTTGTTGTATAGATCAGTACCTAGATAGTTTCTTATATGTATCTGTTGTGCAATCTTGACAAATCCAATAAATTTATCTACATCAACATTGCCATCAATGATGGAGTTTCTTTTTAAATCTATTGGTTTTATAAATAATGCTACTGCCATCTCTTAATTCTTAAATCCCATTTTATTCCAATATGCTGCCGTAAATCCTTTATTAGGCATATTACGAGGTGCTATTGATACTTTCTTTGCATTTTTCTCTGGTCTAAAACCTTTCTTTATCGCACTTGTTGTGCTTACTACATCTCCTAGCGATTTGTTGCCTTCTTTTCTTGCATATATTCTTCTAGTCCATCTGTGCGAACATCTAGCACCACCTTTATATAGCCATATAGAATATGTATTTGCACCACCCTTGCCAAATCCTGCATTAACTACTTTGTTATCCATTGCCTTAATATCTTCTTTACGATAAACTTTCTTTGCGTTCATCATCTTAATACAAAACTCTCTTGATCTACCTTTTCTTGTTTTGTAAGCACCACTATAAGGTGTATACATATATCTTACTAAATAGATAACATCTTCTTGTCCTTTCTTTTTTGACTTGCCATCTTGTTTACTATCCCTGTATGGTTTTGCACTTCCTGTGTTTGCTAGTTCTGTCTTTTCGTTCAGCTCTGCAATCTTTTGATCTAGTTCGTTTTCTGTTTCGTAATCTACCTCAAACTCATCTATAAGATCGTATTTTTCTAAAAGCTTATTTTCATCTTCTCCTAAATCTATCAAAGCATCTGCGACATCATTGTCTATGTATTTGTCTAAATCACTTCCAAGACTAACACAACACCTCTCCTCGCTTAATTTAACGCCTGTTTCTTCCTCTTTCGTTTCTTCATCTTCTACATTCTCCAAGTCTGTAAATTCAAGTGGTTGTAGGGTCTTAAAATAAAGATTGAGTGAAATCTTGTTATATGACAATATTTTGTCGAAACAGTCTATTAATAAATGTTGAAAAGGTCTGATGACTGTATTGTCTAGTAATATAGATGCAGTCTTTAATTCATCTGCATTGTTACCTAGTCCTGACTGGTCTTTGATACCAATAAGCATAGGAGATACAATACGATGAGCTACCATAATCTTTCTTGTGCTTTCCTCACTCAAGAATTGATATTGTTGGTGTGCATCTGATAACTGAACAGGATCAATACTTGCTGCCGTATCTGCATTGTCATTAAAAGCAAGAATAAATTTACCTGCATTACTACTACCAGAAAACTTTTGTGATATTCTTTGTTCAATGAGTTCTCTTTCTTCTTCGTTTGGTACACCATTGTTAAAATTAATCAACATACTTGGAGACATACCATTCATTATATTATTTAAGTGAAAATTACCTACTTCTTCTTCAAGCTCTGCATATTGCAAACCACCCTGATAATCTACAGGACTATAATAATGATACCCTGCTCTATAAGGTTTGACATACAATATTTCTATTGATTCGTTACTCTTACCAAACGCAGGTATTCTTTTTAGTTTGCTTTGTGGTTTGTATTCTGCCCAATCGTGAAAATAATAGTAAGCATTTATCTCTCCATCCTCTCCTGACTTTTCAGCTCTTAATGTTTCTACTGGAAAGTGTTCTACTTGTGCAATTGTATTTCTATCTTTAGAATAAATTATCTGTATAGAACATTGTCCCATTAATTTAAGGTCATAGCAAAGTTTTCTTATGCAATCATTGTTAAACAAAGAAATCATCTTTGCATATTCTTCAGGTTTTCTGTTACTATCTGTAGCATCTAAACCTTTTCCATAAATCATTGCAGAGATAGCATTTACAATAGCATTGTTTGTTGGACTACCATTGTATCTGTCTATAAGATATCTAAAGTAGTTGTTATCATCTCCATAACCTATCCATTCTTTGTTCTTGTATTCAACAACTTTAGGTGTGGTGTAACTACTTAAATTTATAACTCTTAAATCGTTCATACTATTATGTAATCGTTATCGTGTGATCCTGATGTTTCATCAAATGTAAACTGTCCATCATTTATATCATAGTCCT